ACCATCTGGTAATAATTTCTTATCTTGCTCTTTAAGTTGTGGAATTTTTATTTCATCAACACTATCTATCTTTCGAATGTCAGCTAGTTTAAGAAAATCTTCAGGATTCGTTATATGTTCTCCATTATAGATTGCATATCGTGTCGTTCTATTTCCACCAAAGTAAGGCATATTAATCCAGTTTCCTACATCTCCTCGATCAGTAACTAATTTTATTTGTTTAGGAAATATTTCAGCACTAGGTTTTCCTAACGCTGATGTAATCTCTCTTAGTTTATTAACTACAAGTTTTGCTGATGTAGCTTTCTTAAAGAAAACATAAAGGTGTATTCCACCTGATTTAGTTAAACAAGGTATAAAAGGGGATGTTCCTAGACTCTTTGATAACGTATCTACATCTAAATCGTATTCATCAATATCAATCGCTCCCCATAAAACTTTTGCGTCATCACGAATAGGAACTACACCCAGGCCTTGCTTTCCTTCAAGATGTAGTTCCCATTGCTGTAACGTCAGCTTTTCAGCTATTGTTCTTGCTGTACCAGACCGCTTTACGCCAGACTGATCTGTATCTAAATCATATCTGCCGTAAGCACGGTCTAAACCACTAAATAAATTATAAAAATTTTCTGCTAGCATTAGAATGGAATGTCATCGCCATCTTCTACTGCTGCAGCTTTTTTCTCACCTCTTTTAATAGATTCCGATAAAGCTTTCGCATCTTTATATAAATTTGCGTTAGTAATAGGCGCAGGTTCTCCTACGTTATAGACGAACCATGAACCTTTATCATTATCTTTCTCTCTTGTAGAGATTTCCCATGAGTAATAAAAAGTAGGAGGTTCAATCATTTTACCATTTACTACTTCTTTTTGTAACTTCATTCTCGTTAACCAGTTTCTAGAAACGGATAAAAGAGATCCAGTCATCGACATTACAGCAGGGTCGTAGCTACCATCTTCATTAATAACCATAACGTAATGGTCTGCGGTATCAGCAATTTCATTTCCATTCGGAAGTACAAAGCGACCGTTCTCATTTTTCGTTAGATCGGAAGGTCTATCTTCGTGTGATTGAACTAATCCACCACCTTTTTCTCTTGGAACCCACTCTACGTAAGATTTCATAAATTCACAAGGAACAACTTTAATCGACCCTGTATATAGTTTTTTAGTAACTGTATTGAAGATATGACCTTCTTCAGCACCTTCTATATACTTATCGTCTTTCTTCTTCCTTTGAGGGCTTCCTGATTGAACAATCGCCAATCTTGGAATACTCATATCTTCAGTTTTTACGTTCTGAAGTCCTTTACCAGCATCAGCTATAATTTGATCTGCTAATTCAGCTAGTATTACATTTGTTGTTTCTTTTTTAACAACTTGCTTTTCTTCTGACATATCGTTATTTTTCTCCTTTCGATAATTTTACTTTCGCTAAAGGTGTTTCATACCAATTAAATAATTCTTCTGGTATATCTTCTCCTTTATTTCGAAGGTCTTTAAAAGTAGCTTTTAAAGTTTGAGGATGTACTGAAGCTTTTTCGTCATAGTTATCTTGACCATTTTCTTTCAATATTCCTTTAATCCTTTCAGCTTCCTCGTGTTCACCACGAGCAAACGATAAAGTTATATCATGTTTAATAATATCTCCTAAACCGTTATCGTCAAGCCAGCCTAAAGCTTCTTTTTCTTTTTCCTTTTTAATACTAGCATATAGTTCATCTTTGATAGCAATTTCTGTGCCATCGTCCATAACGAACTTACTAATATTTAAAGACGCCATTACATCTGGTATTTCTTTTTCTTTAACATCTTTAATTTCTTCATATGTTTGACTAGCTAAAGTTTTATACTCAGCATACTGACGTTCCTTTTCTACGAGTTTACGACAAACTAAATTTAGTTTTCCTAACTTTTCATCTGTCGGTATCTCACGTTGTTGTTTAGCATCTTCTTCAAGACTACTAAATATTTCAGTTGACATTGTCTTTCTCCTTTCTTCCGAATAAGTCAATTGATACTGAATAATAAGCTTTCGTTTGCTTATCCCATTTCAGTAATTTCATATAGCCATTATTAATTTCACCGGCCACCATGGCCGTTATAGCGATTGCCGCCGGGTCTCCCATAGCTAATATATAATCTTCATCTGTAAAGTCTTTTAACTTTTTCCGTACAGCGTTCACTGCTAGATTAGATGAAAATACAATTTGACTTCCGAAAGGAAAGATAACATCTAGTTCACCGAATCGTGCGGCAGGTAAAACGTTCACCGATGGATTCTCTTGTACTATAAATACTCTCGAACTCATTTGTTTCTCCTTTCTTATTTTTCGATATAATATAAAATAATTTAATAAAGTATACAGAAAGAATTATAAAATGACGCAAGTATCTTTTAGTGATAATGAATTTATAGATTATAAATATAAGACGAAACCATTTAAACATCAATGGGACGTCTTTAAAACTTCTCGTGATGAAGAATATTACGCTCTTTTTATGGAGCAAGGTACAGGTAAATCAAAAGTTATTGTAGACACGATAACTCATCTTGCAAGAAAAGGCAGTATTGATAGTGCAGTTATTGTAGCACCTAAAGGTGTTTATCGAAATTGGCTAAAGCAAGAAATACCTATTCATATGCCTGATGATGTCCTTGATTCTATCTACATGGAAATATGGAATCCTATTGAAACGAAAAAGAATATAGAACGATTAACGGAGTTTATGAAATCTAATCATAACGGTCTTAAAGTCTTTATTATTAATATAGAAGCTTTTAGTACATTAAAAGGACTTCACTATACACAACGATTTTTAAATGTTCATAAGTCTATGGTCGTGATTGATGAATCATCAACAATAAAGCATAAGACTGCTCGAAGAACAAAGAACTTATTAAAGCTTGCGAATATGGCAAAGTATCGTAGAATATTAACAGGAACACCCGTAACTGCAGGTCCAATCGATATCTATACTCAGATGTCTTTTCTTTCCGATAATATTTTACAATCTTCTTTCTATGGCTTTCGTAATCGTTACTGTGTTCTAAGAAGGCGAACTATTAATATGAGAACGTTTGACGAAATCGTAGATTATCAGAACTTAGATGAACTACAAGATATCTTAAAACCGTACTCCTATCGTGTAACGAAAGCTGAATGCTTAGATTTACCAGATAAAGTTTATACAAAAAGAGAAATTGAAATGACTCCGAAACAGAAAAAAATATATGACATCTTAAAGAAAAAAGCATATATTGAATTATCGGAAGAAAAGTCTGTAACAGCACCTCTTGTTATTACACGATTATTAAGACTGCAACAGATTATGTGTGGCTTCGTAAAGTATGATGACGGAAGAGAAGAAGAAATAGATAAAGTTAATCCTCGAATAGAAGAATTACTTCAAGTATTAGAAGAAACAGAAGGTCAAGTTATTATCTGGTCTAACTATACTCGATCTATTCATGATATAGAAAATGCAATTAAAAAACATATGAAAAATAAAACTTGCGCCACTTATTATGGAGATACTAAATCGGAAGATAGACAGGAAATAGTAACTCAATTCCAAGCTGGTGAAATAGATTACTTTATAGGACAACCTAGAACAGGTGGTTATGGATTAACTTTAACTAACGCCACTACTGTTATTTATTATGCGAATAGTTATGATTTAGAAGTACGATTACAGTCGGAAGATCGACCTCATAGAATTGGCCAAACGAATAAAGTTACTTATATTGACTTCGTAACTCCTAAGACTATTGATGAAAAAATATTTGAAGCGTTAAGAAATAAAAAATCTTTAGCAGATAGTATTACAGGGGATAATTGGAAAGAGTGGATTTAAGTTGTGATATCAGGATTATTTATAATATATAAAATACTGATAGACGCAGACACATTAAAACTTACAGAAGCCGAACTAGATACAGCTCTAAACTCTATATCTGTTTTCTCGGTTAATTTAATTGGAAAACTATACATCTGTAGATGATTCCCGTCTGTTAGTACAATTACTTCTTTTGTGTTAAATACTCCACCCTGTGGTCTTGCCACTAACAAAGTTTTTAAAACAGCAGGAGTATTTGAACTATTCCCTGTTGAGATATTTGTTTGATGAATATAAGCAGTGTAGTTAGCTGGTACAGTCCAAAAAGCTTGAAGTGTTTGATTAGTTCCGTCTCCATTAATTGTAGTGTAAATATTTGCAGGTACACCTGTCGTCACTGTTCCTGTTCCTACATAAATAATTCCTGCGTTTGCCTCGCCACTTCCTGCGGTTAAAACTATTGCTCTGTTTACTCGTAGAAATGAATTAGTAGTCGTAACAGCCGTTTGACCATTCATAGTTATTGTTTCAGAAATTTCATTATAATCTCCGTCTAATCCAGAAATTAAAACTGTTCTTGCACCTGTTCCTGCTGACGTATCATTTACATCTGAACTTGATACTGTCATAGTAGTTGCACTTGGTGGGTAAGAATATAAACCTCCTTGTGCCCAAATAGTTTCTACACTATCTCCAACAACTGCATTTTGTCCAAACTTATAAACATGTTTATGATAAGCGATTTGATTTCTCGATACTTGTAATTCAAACGGTTCAGTTCGACCTATTCTTGATATAGAAGATACAAGTTTAGTCATAAGTTTTAATTAAGAACTCTTCAATCCACATTACTCGATCTTCCATTTGAAGAATCTTTTCTTTTATAATCGCTATATCTTGTTGTATTTCTGCAACACGATCAGCTTTTCTTTCTACAGCATTTAATCTTTCTGACCACATTCCCCATGTCATTGCGAGTGTAGCTATAAGCACCACATAAGGTAATACAGTTTTGAGATCTAATTGCATAGTTTATTCTATCATTAATGTTCCATTTTGCGAATACTTTTAATAAAAATTCTTCCTTGAATTTCTTCTAATTCTGCCTCTGCTTCACCACAAGTAATTAATACAGTAGGTCCCATATTACGTTTCATAATACGTTTCTTCTCTAAACACTCACCAACACCTGTTGTGTAAACATGTTCTAGCAGTTCTCCATTACCACTAAATAAACAAAGAACCATCACTACTTTCCACATTAGTGACCGTTCCCATTCGCAAAAGCAATATCTCTTGTAGCGTCTTTTAGTTTTTCTACGTCTTTAGTTAGTTTATCCACTTGTTCTTCCAAATGCTCTAACATAACTTGAGTGTGTAAATTTTCTTCTAATTGTAAAGCGTGTTTTTCAATCATTTTCGCATTCATTTCAATTAGCATATATATCTCTAAATTTTTAGGAGTTTGTTCTGCCTTTTTTAAAAGATCAGCTTCCATTAATTGACGATTAGTTTCTAAGATATTTAATCGTTCAATAACACCAAAATAAGCCCAAGCACCTACGACTACGGCAGTTACAATAGAAATTAAATTTCTAATCGGCATTCCAACTGTTGTTTTATCGCTTATTTCCATAACCATAACATTATAATTAATAATAGCATTACTGCTGCAGTTAAATAAATGAACCAGTCTTTCATTTATTTCTTAAACTTTTTAATCGCTAAATCAGTTACTTTCAATCCAAAAGATGATGCGATAGCTGCCATTAAAGCCCATATATACCAATCAGGTAAACTATCTAATGTTTGAAATCCTTCTTTTAATTTATCAATCCATTCATACTTTCCAAAAAAAATTGCACCAAAAACTATAAGGAGTGGAATTGAGAGAATGACCGTAAACCATTCATCTCTCCACGAGTTTTGCATGTTCTTTTGTGAGGCAATAGCGTATTCAATTTCACCTTCTGCCATTTTTCGAATATGGGTTTGCTCAGCTTCCGCCATAAGCTTTTTAGTTTCCGTTTTTGTTTTAATAACATCAACAGCCCCCTTTGCTACAGTTCCTAGTAATGACCAAATCATTATGATTCCCTTACTATATCCGCTAAATCGTTTGCACGATTAGGTGTTTGTTTCGCCCACCGACTGTCTAACATTTCATCAGCCGCAGTTACATAATCTTTTTCTTCTAGAGCGGCCTTAAACTTTTTAAAGCCACATAGGCGAGGATAGCCTAACTGAAAACACATTTCAATAATAACCCCATAAATTTCTTCTGGATGTTCATGTTTATCGATAAATTTGTCAGCATCCAATACTGCTGTTTCAAAGTCTTTTTCAAAATAACGCATTACAACGTCATCTGAATATTCAACATCTTCTTCTAAATCGTCTGAATTTAATACTAAATGTCCTACACCAAAAGTTTTTAAGCCTAGAGAATCTTTATATATTTTATTAATTTTGCCTTCGTGCTTAATAATACGTTCTTTAATCGCTTCCAAAATAACACTCTCCGTTGTCTTGTACGAAAAGTAATTTTACACTATATTGTTTTTGTTTGCTAGAAGGTTTTCTATATATTTTTTGTCCATTCTTCTTTCTAAATGTCTCACTTTTAATGTCTACTCCTATAAGTTTCTCGCCATCAAATATAACAACGTCAATAAAACCAGTAACATGAACGTTTTTAAAAACATGATAACCTTGCTTCAATAACCATGAAATACCAGCGTATTCTGCTGATGTTCCTTTAACCGCTTTACTAAGGGTTAATATATTCTCCACCTTTACTAATAATGCCTTCCGTAATTTTATCTATTATAGAATCTTCCGCAGGTTCTTCAGCCTCTACATACTGTGCCGCTACAACTGTAGCTCTAGGATTTAAAAATTCTTGTTCTCCTAATAATTTAGCGTATTTTTCAAAATCTAAAACGTTATCAAGATACTCTTCAGCCCCTAATAATTTAGCTGATTGTTTTATACCACGAATAATTGTACGTTTTCTATCTAACTGACCAAGAAACAAGTTTTGAATACTTCTAGCGATAACTGGTTCTTTTTCAGCATCAACTATTTTCTTTTGAAAAGTATTTAATAAATCAGCAATATCTGAAAACGTATTAATGAATTTATCTGCTTTTTGAGTTCCGAAAATATTTTTAAGCATTTCTTTATTATTATTTACATTTAAAAATTCTTTTAACTTTTCTCCGTTAAAAGCATACATACCTGCTCTTGAATCATAAGCAGAAGTTGATTCAAAGAATTGTTTTAAAAAGAATTCTTTAGTTTGTTTTTCTATATTTCTAGCTAATCCAGCATCAGCTGTTCTTATTAAATTAATTACTCGATTAAAAGACGTAGGATTCTTTTGAAAGAAATCTAAATAATTAGCAGGATCTAATCCCATAATTCCTTCAAATTCTTTTTGAACTTTCTGTAAAGCACGATCACTAGCTTTTTTATTAGCTTCTACTAACTGTTTAAATTTTAACGGACTTTTCATTTGCTTTAAAATATTTCTATTTTCACCAGTAAAAAAATTATCAACATACTTATTATTTTTTAACCAAGCTTCTGCTTTTTTAGCTATTTCAGTAGGAGACAAGCTCATATCGTTTAAAACATTTTTATAATAATCATCAATAATGGATTGTTCAAAAGCTGCCTTTTTCGCAAAGTTAGGAGTTTGATCTAAGATACTTGCCATTTCACCAGAAAAACGAGCATCACTTAATACATGATTAATTATATTTCCGTCTGATAATTTAAGTTTACCAGAATTAGATTTTTGAAATAATTGATTCACTACGTTATTATCAAAATCTCTACGAATATTTTTCATATTTTCATAAGCATCAAAGATAGCGTCAGCATCGCCTTTTAAATTCTTTTTTAAAGATCGTTTTAAGTCAGTTCTTAAAGCGAAAAGTAATTGTTTAAATTCTCCTTTTTTAGCATCAGGAACACCTTTTAATGCTGAAGAAAAAGCATCTCCAGATAAAGCATCTATGTATTGAATTAATTGTTGAGTTTCTTGAAGAGTTAAATTTTTTACTTTTCTTCCGTCTTTAGTAAACTCTAAAAAGTTTTTAAATAAAGTATGTTCATTCGTACCCGGCTCTAACTTATTTAAAAAAGATCTATTAGAATCGATTTGTTTTAAAGTTTTTTGAAAAGTAGATAACTTAACTAAATTATCAGTTACTTCAGGTCCATATTTATTTAATATATTAGAAACGGAATCTTCTATTGTTTTTAACTCACCTTGAATTATTTTATTTTGATCTTGAAATACTTTTTGAACAAATCCGAAATCATCTAATAAATCGGATGCTTGACCCGTTGTCTTACTTACTAAGTCGTATATTTTAGTAACACTTGCAAAATCAGTAGTGTAAGAATCTAATATTCTTTGCACATCTTTTTCTACACCTTCAGTTAGTCCTGCTTGTATATCTTTTCCCATTTCACTAACTACCGCTGTACGAGGAGCAACGTCAGTGTCAAATAAAGTTTTTGAGTATGTTTCTAAAGCATCTTGAGATTTATTTATTTTATTTTTATATGCTTGATTATACTTAGGTGCTAGTTCAGGTATCTTTGAAATAGTATTTTCTTTTATTATTTGTTCATATCCACCCGTAGCTTCTCCTAATGTAAGCTGTACTCCTTTACTAGAATCTTTTGTAGTTTCTTGTATTTCTTGATTAATTTTATTTAACTTATCTACGTTAGTTTGACCTGCAGCTATTGCTGCCGCTGAATCTTCTATTTCTCCTTCTGGTAAAGTTTTCTTTCCTGCTTTACTTAATACCCACCTAAATACTTTATCCCCTAGTTTTGTTAAAACAGCGGTAGATACACCCGTAATAGCGGCATCAGGAAGTGAATCAATAAATACTTGAACACCTTCTTCAGCAGTAGGTTCTTGACCTGATAATTTAGCGTTAGTGTACCAAGCTAATAATTGAGCAGATGATTCAACAACACCTGCAGCTATGCCAGCACCAACAGCACCTCCGCCAGCATATGCTGGTATCTCTAATAAAATACTTGCAATATCTTTTCCAAAATATCCAATATCTCCTTTAGACATACCTGGCGCATTTACAACTGACCAGTTTCCACCATCAGTTCTATATAATAAAAGATCGTCATTAACATTTAAGTTATAACCTAAGTCATCTAATTCTTGTATTCTGTTAATATCTTTAAGCGTTTCTGGTTGTAGTTCGTTAGCGTATGCCATTTCAATAGATGAATCAGGATTAAAATATTGAATAACGTTTCCTACATACTCTTTAGTAGTATCTCTAGGCATTTGAGAAGAAGCACCGTACATTAGATTGTATGCGAAATTAGCTAAATCATCTGTTTCTTCAGCGTTTAAACCTAGTAATTGAAGCGATGTTGATTTAGATGGTTTAAAATCACTAATTGCTTCATACTTCTTTTCTTCTGGAAATTCTATATTTGCAAATTCAGTAGAACCTGGTTCAAACGGAAACTTGTATTGTACTTCTTGATCAATTAAGTATCTTTCAAGTTCTTTATTATAGTTTTCTACTCCTGCTTTCATTTTATCTATATCATAGCCAAGAGTTTCTAATTCTTTAGATTCTTTTACATTTCCAGAAAGACTATTAATAATCGTATCTAGTTCTTCATCACTCGAAGAATTAATTTTTTTTAAAATTTCTATTGACATTAAAAGTTATAATTGGGGTAAAGTTGCGATAAGATTGATTCGTTAATATCTAATCCAGGATATTTTTCTGTCCATTTTCTATATTCAGCACTATTCTCATCTAAATTTTGAGTAATAATAGTTCTACGTTTTTTCTCATCATTTGCGATTGCCAATGCTTGAGCGTCTGTTAAATCTTCCGGATCTTGTGTTAAATTTAAACTTTCTAATAGATTAGTTGCTGCATCAGATTTAGATAAGAATATTTTAGCCGGATCTTGATTAAATTGTTTAGCTACATCCATTCCGTTCATTACCATTAATTTAGTAAAGACATTATAATCTCCTTTTTCTTTTTGGAATCCCCATGTTTTCATTTGATCTTCTGTTACACCGGATTCTTTAAATGCTTGGTTAACTTGACTTTCTACGACAGCTTTTGCATAATTTGCAGCTGAGTAATACGTTTTACCATTAAATTCAATTCCTTTTGGACTTGCTGAAGTCGGCATTTGATTTAGTTGGAAATTTTTATTAATAAAATCTCTTTCAGCTTGATTTTGTAAAATATCGTATTCTTTAAAAGAAAGTAATTGAGATGAACGTAAACCAAATCCAAATGCACCAAGAGGTTTAGAAGCTTTAATAACATTCATATCGTTATCAGAAACAGGGTATAGGTTTTTAAGATCATTTAATAATAAATCAAAAACGTTTGCTTCCATATCTTTAAATATAGAATAATCTTTTATATCTCTTCCGGCTATGTCAGCCATCGCTTCAGCAAGTCGAGGAGATTTAGTACTAACAAATTCAACAACAGGCGAAAGCAATCTATCAGCATTAGTAATACCTTCAGGACCTCGTTCAATCGAAGAAGCTAATCTTACGTTTTCAGATAACAAATCTTTTTGCTTAGTTAATTCATTTAAATCAATTCCAACAATTCTTTTATCTTCTTCTTCTATATAAGGATATTTACTTGGGTCAAATGAATCCGCAGGAACCTTTTGAGTAGATAAAGCGAAATCTAAATACTCATCAATCTTTCCGTCTTTTAATTGAACAGTAGCGTATCCCGGTGTTCCTGCAGAAAAACCTAGTTCAGAAAAATATGGATCATTTTCTTCAATCGTGTATCTTATCTGCTTTGTTTCATATTTAGGACCAGTTGTTTTATTTTTTTGTCCATATCGTAATAAGTTTAATAATTTTTGTTGTTCAGCTTCACCTGTTTGAAGTGCAGCATTAGCGACACGTGCAAATGGAGAATCAAAAGAAGGTGTTCCTGATTCTTTCGCTAATCTTAAAAAGAATTGAGTTCTAGGATCAGTTAATCTTTCTGTAAAAACATCTCGTCCCGTATCTTCAGAAAATGCTGTTTGATATAAAGTACCAGCTTGATTACCAGTCATAGGAAGAGCACCTGCAACTTTGCCGGCAGCTTGAAGATTTTCTAAATCTACGTTAGTTCTCCCTGTAAATAATTCACCAAATCCAGAAGCCACTTCTTTTAAAGTTCCCATAATACCTTTAGTATTAAGACCTAAACTTTTCTTTAAAGCATCTCCTTGATCTTCAGTTAATCCAGCAATGTTAATAATATTATCAGCAACTGCTAGTTTTTCTTCATAGTCTTGAAATTGTTTTTCAGCGTCTTTAAATCTTTCTAAATCTTGAAATATAGTTTGACCGCCTGCTTGGCTAGTTGATATATCTTCTTGCTTATCCATTTGAGCAAGAACTTCTTCTGTAGATACTCTTTCTTCTGTTCCTGGCGGTGCTTCGTTAGCAGTGTCGTAATTTATAATCGCTTGTTCAAATTTTTCTTGTCCACCGTATTTATCGTAAATACTGTTTATACCTTCTTGATTATTATCTTTAAAGAAACCTTGAAGAATATTAAAATCTTCTTTTATATCTAAAGCTGCTGCCATATTAACTCAGCTTTTTAAAGTCTACATCCACTTTACTGTAATCTACAGCTAAATATCCTTTAACTTCAAACGAAGCTTCTGGTACTTCTTGAGCCATTACTCCTTGATATCTATGAGGACTATCTATATAATTAAATTCATAGATATTTATTCCTGACGGAGATTGTCCTACTAGTTCAATATTTTCTTTTAATCTTATATCACTAGGCATACCACCCATACCATAGAACGCTCCAGCGGCGCCTGCAATTTGACCAAATGGTGAAGTTCCACCTATTACCTGACCTACTGTACCAGAACGCTCTTCACCGTAAGAACGAATCGGAGCACCTGTAAGAATACTCGATAAAAATCCAAGTTGCCCTCTTTCAAAACCTTGCTGTTCGACAAAGTCACGATAATTTTCTAATAATTTTTGTTGTTCTACTGCCTGCTGTAATCCACCGAACTGAGTTGCAGCGGCAGCTTCTTGAAGTCCTACTTGACCTAACTGCGCTTGTAACGCAGGAATTGCTTGCGCAGCTTGCATCTGACCAGTTGCAGCGGCAGCACGATCTTGAGCAAATCTTCCTGCAGCTTCAGAAAACGCTTGAGATTGTAATTGAGCTGTAATATCACCAGCTTTCTTTGCTGTTTCAGCTTGAAGGACAGCTTCTTGTATTCCCTGTCTTGTTCCACCAAAAGCACCTGATTGAACTGCTTGTGCTCGTTGTCCTTGTGAAGCTAAAGCTGATTGTTCTTGTAAATTTCTGATAGCAGCATTTGTAACTTGTTGAGTATAAGGATTCATATATTGCTGAGCCATTTGAGGAGTAAACTGCATTCCTGCAATATCAGCCGCGGCTGATACTCTTTGCTGTGCTTCAGGTATAACTCCTGATGCTCCGAACTGACCTAAATTTGTTTGTGCTTGAGTTATTGCAGCGTTTTGCAACTGAGTTAAATCTGCAATACGATCTCCTGTGTATGCTTGAAATGGTTGTTGACTTGCAGCATTCGCTCTTGAAAATACAGATTCCTGTAAATCTTTAAAGTACTGTGGAATTTCATACTGTACTTGACCTTGACTTGGTGCTTGTACTACAGTTGAAGTTGGTTTAAATAAACTTCCCATTATAAATTATCTCCGTATGTGCCGCCTAGATATTCGAAGTTTTGTCTCATTAACCATTGATGTTTTCTATCGATATCGTGTCCTTGTGTCATTTCAAGTATTAAAGGCATTTTCGTTAGTTTAACGTATTCTTTAACATATTCTAGCAATTTTTTTGCTATTCTACTATTCCTTTTTTTATTATCTACGTAGAGCCAATTCACTCGATAAAACTTCTTATCTGTGTACCACATATCCCCTAATACTAAAGATATCGTTCCTATAATTTTACCTTCTTTTTCAGCCACGATAACGAAATGATTATAAATAATATCATGTATATAAGCATCTCCCTTTCCTGTATTAGGTTTTCCTAAGTTTAAAGGCGATTCTTTTAGCCAATTAAGAAGTAAGTTTCTAATTGGTCGTACATCGTCTAAAGTCGCTTTGCGATAGTTAATCAAGTAATCCTTTCGATTTTAAAGCGTCTATTAGTGTTCCTAAAATATTAGCTACATCTGATAATGTAGCAGTGGATGCATCTAGATTCTTGGTTGTCGTAACATTACTCGTAGTAAAACCCGTACCAGCGGGCTGAGTTATTTCTAATAAATACTGTTCTAAGTCAGTAACCGCTCGATTATATATCTCGTTTATATCGTCTTTATTTCGACTTAAAGGAATCGTAGGAGGTCTTTTAAATGTCATTATCGTTTACCATCGGGTCGAGCATCAACACGTAAAGTTCCAAATCTCCAATTATCATCTACACTAGAATCACTTAATATTTTTACTGCGATTTGCCTTCCTCTCGCTCTCGTATTTACATCTCTCGTACTAGAAGTAATATCAATTACTCCTGATTCCGTTTGAGTATCAGCAGGAAATTCTCTTGATAATAAATTCATTTTAACTGTTCCTTGTAAGTTTTTAAAATCAGGAATATATCCTCGAATAAACATGAATTGATCTCCGTCTGCAATATCTACATCTCCACTAGTAAGATATGATTCCATAATCGCACCATTTTTAGTTGTCCCTGTTTCGTGTTCATAAATAAAACTACGACCAGGGGATACTCCGTTTAATGTTTGAGTAGTCGCTTCTGTAGAATTATTGTAATACTCCGTAGCTTGTGGAACGCTAAATACTCCCTGATCTATCCAAGTACTACGATTCATAGTTCCGATATACCATACATTTTCTTGATAATTATAAATAACATATCGATCTATTTGACTTGAATTCGCTGAACAATAAAACCAGATAACTTCATTAAATTCATTATTCTCACCCGCATAAATTTGAGGATTTTGAGATGTATTAATATTATTAAATACATAAGATTTAACACTACAAGGAAGTTCTTGAATTGAACCTCGATAGACCATAAATCGACCTTCCGACATCCAATAGGCTGTATCATTAACAACTACTGTAGAATTCATACCCACAGCTCCACAATCTGTTCCTAATAATCGAAAGCCAAAAGTAAAGGGAGGACCGATAAACTGCATACTATGAAGTCCTAAGTCAGTCCATACTAAGATTTCGTTTCTTGTTTTCTTTGCAGATACAATTTTACTACCTTCACCTAATCTTTGAGAGCCCGCTGTATTTGTTGTTGTAGGAGTCCATTGTGTAAAATTTTCTTGATCTGACCAGCGAATAAACATCGTGTCTTGAGTACTCGGAGTTCCTATCGTTAATTCCGTTCCAAAACAAATTAAATGACGATCAGGAGTAGAAACTAACCCTGTAATAGAAGCGGTAGGAGCATTACTAACTTGAGTCATTCGATTATTGTCTAATCCTGCGGAAGTATCCCAAACGTAAGTTCCACCGTTCTTTTTCCAACCGTATAAATCTTCACCCGCATTATCGAAACTCCACATTCCCATATCGAGAGTAACGTTAGAAACGGAACGAGCAGTTCCCCAACCTTCCGATCCGTAAGTATAAGTTCCCCAACCGTATCCTACTGTTTGAACGTCAGGTTCTACTGTTTCTTCAAATTCCGCATCTCCACTTCCTGTCGTTGTAATACCCGCACCTGATTCCGCAGACGGCATTTCAATATAAAAAGCATCTCCGTTAGCAACACCTTGAACTTCAAATTCACCCGTTTCAAAATCAGAAACAGTATAGGAAGTACTTGCTGTTAGTCCTGATATATTATCAAAGATAACAAAATCACCAGCGCCAGCACCGTGACTATTAATATTAACTGTAACATTTGAACTACCATTCGTAGATGTAAATAAACTTGTTAAAGACGTATTAGATTGACGTATCGGGGTAATATCGTAAAGATTTCCACCGTTAAATATGTAAACTTTTTTATTTGTGCCAAGTCCGATATATCGACTTCCGTCTAAATCGAACCATGCTTTAATTCCTCGAACAGCTCCGACCATCGCTGAACTTGCGATACGAAGCCAACCTCCTATCTTTTGAGGAAGTCCGAATCGAAAACGAACTTTATCACAATCTACCCAAGTTCCTTCCGCACCATATTCCGTGTTTTCTTTATCGATTCCAGGTCTAAATTGAACTTTATTCAGCATCTTTCTTATTTAATAATTTAGCGGTTGTTACTAAATTAGCTTTCACCATTTCATTTCGAAAGCTTTCAATAGCGGCCCCTGCTTGATTTGTTTGTCGAGAATTTTCAATCATAAGTAAAGGCATCATCGCCATCGCACAACCGTATTCATCTAATTCTTCACCCGTTTGAGGATGCGTTCCTCTTATTTGAATAAACCAAGCACAGTCAAACTTTTTACAAGGTTTAAAGTTATTAAGAGGACAGTTATCTTTAACTTCAATTTTCAATGTTAATCTTTCGAAGCGATAATTAAATCGACATATTGAACGTCTAAATTAAAATCATCACTGAATGAGTGAGTGTGAGAACTACCAGCTAAAGTACCAACGCCGTGACTGTGCGCTTGATCAGAACCACCAGAAGGAATATCTAAATATTCATAACTCGCACCACCACCTGAGGAAGATCCTCTATTTAGTGTTCCTTTATCTTCCGTTTTCGCTCTTTGAGAAGGTGTTAAAGTATAGCTAGGAAGTTGAGCTTGCGTTAGAACGTGACCTGCAGTGCTTCCTGTAATAGTTACGGAAGTACCTCCTGATGTACCACTGACAGTTTGAGCTGTATTAAACGCTCCTGAAAAAGTATTACTACCACCCGAACTTGCTGTTCCTGTCACGACACGTAACGCTTTATTATTATGTGTCGTATCTTTCGTCCAACCAGTTGGTGCCGCTGTTTGTTGAAATAACATTTTCGTTCCAGAAGGAAACGGTTGAATCCCCGTTAAAGATGATCCATCACCTGTATAAGTAGTCGCATTAATCGTATCAGCACTTAACGTTCCTAACGAATTAGCGAAAAGATCGACCATTTCGTTTCCGTTTTTATTATACATAATCGTATGCGCACCTTGACTTACTGCAACTCCATTTGCTGTATGACCTGTAGGGGCGACAGTTAAAGTATAACTACCGGAAGTATTATTATGAAAGATGTATTCTTTTTCTACAGCAGGAACGTAGACATAAATATTCCCTGTTAGTGTTCCTGTAAATTCAATAACTTTATTGGCAGCTTCATTAGTCGTTTCAACATCAGGGTCTCGATTCGCTTGACTTAAAGTAACGTTCGTGCTACCAGAAACATTTTTAGTAAGATAGCCTCCTACAGCGGCGTCAATAACTTGAAGATTATCATTTGTATTATTTCCCCAAATACCAGCGTTTGCGCCAGCTTCCATAAGTTCTAATTTTAATCGATCTGAATATGTTGATGCCATTTTATGCCGCTATCTCCGTCCATGTGTTTGTACTTGAAGTATCTACATTAGACCAACTACTGGTAACTGATGTATCTACATCAGTCCACACATTATTAGCACCTGGTATTTCCTGCCAAATAATAGGTGAACCTAAACTTATATTAGCAGAAAATCCAGAAATTGGAAGAATTTGTTCTGTTGATACTGTAACGTTTCCTTGAATTAATTGTAGTTCTTGACCTGTCACTGTAGCAAAAGTATTAATTACTACAGAAACACTATTTAACGCACTAGTTGCTTCTTCTCCTGTAACAGGAATAACAGCGTTTCCTACTACTGCTTCCTCTCCTAAACTAGTAGTTAATTCTTCACCCGTAATAGAAACTATCGCACTTCCTACTACTGTTACATTTGAAAGAGTTGAAGTTGCTTCTTCTCCTGTTTCAATAATAACAGCATCTCCGATTACTATTTCATCAGAAAGAGCGGTTGTGGCTTCAACACCTGTAACACTAAATACTTGATTTATCGCAACTGTAACACTAGAAACATTTCCTGTCGCTTCAACCCCTTCTTCAATAACGACAGCATCTCCTACGACAACTTCATCTGATAATGTAGTTGTCGCTTCTACCCCTGTAACAGAGAATACTATTCCTGTAAATACAGTAACGTTGGATAAAGAAATAGTTGCTTCTTCACCCGTTTCAATAATAATCGCATCTCCGACTACAACTTCGTCTGATAATGCTGTTGTAGCTTCCTCTCCTGTTACAGAAACATTCGCATTAGTAATAACTGTTTCATTTCCTAAAGAAGAAGTTAGTTCTTCTCCTGTTATTATAGCTATTGCTCCTGCTGTAACAACTACGCTATTTAAAGAGGAAGTTAATTCTTGACCAGTAATTACTATAGTAGCGTTTCCTACTACTATTTCATTTCCTAAAGAAGAAGTTAATTCTTGACCGTTTTGATTAATTACTGTAGATGCAGCTACAGTAACGCTGTTTAATGAAAGAGTAAGTTCTTGCCCTGTAACGAGAACTGCAACGCTAGTACCTCCTTCTGCTGAAAAAGGTGCTTCAGCGAATGATAACCTAGCTAAATACATAATTAGATATTAAATGGATTACGCTCCATTATCTACTATAACGCCACCGTTTTCAACCCATTCTAGTATCTCTTGATAGTGTCGGTTTGCTTCATTGTGAGGAACTAAAAGTATTTTTCCATCATCTAGCACTACTTTATATGAAGTATGCTCTCCTTCTAAATATTGTTTTTCTACACTGTTAATCATAATTCTGCATCTACCTCTAAATAATTACTTGATGAACCATCTGGGTTTCTTATATAACCCGGCTCGCCACTTGTAAAACTTCCAGAAAAATTCATAAAGACTTCTTTTTCTGAAACCGCTGTTGAATTTAATGTTACATTTGTTGTGCCGCTTGGTGTTCTATAGGCTATTGTTCCATTTTGAGTAACGCTAGGACCTGTTCTCATTACAACTGGTAAAATAGTTGGACAAAATACTTCACTTGAATTTGCAGAGTAAGCCATTCCGTTTGTCATATTACACGAAGTAGGTGCAGTAGAACCAAATATTTGATAATACCTCTGACACCTCTGTAAATTCACATCATAAGGTATAAATTCGAAATCCGAGGCGGATGTATCTGCTTCGAGTTGAACGCCTGTAACATTCCAATAACCACTTGTTGTTCCAAAGACAGAAGCAGTTTGTCCATATCCTAACTTTGCATTTGAGTAAGAACCCCAAGAAGTATTATCGCTTGATGTAAAATCACTTCCCGCATCTGTAATAAACATCACTCTCATACCAGAGCCATTGTCGTTATCAATAACTCCTGTTGTATCTCCCGCAAATGTAATAGTGATTTTTTCCCAAACGCCAGATGAAGTAGCTGAGTAAGTATTTCCTATAATTCTAGAGTCATCATCTAATAATAAAGATACTGCAAAATTCCCAGTAACATTTGTTTTTAACCAAAAAGATAGAGTAACGCTTTCTGCACTAGATGTTCCAAATTTTAATTGCTGTAAATTTTGACCTTCTAGTCTAGTAAAAACCCTAGCATATTCATCTGATGCTATTGTTGTTTCTGGCGTTGTTACATTTATTTTCATTGATTTTCCAAAACCTTGACCAGTAGGTACATCTGTGTCTTGATTAAATGTAAATACTCTTTGATCATAATTATTTGAATCGTTGTATTGAAATCTATCTACTCCAAAACCATTCGTAGAGGTAACAGCACTACCTCTTTGATGTATGGACATATCCCCGTTGATAATCAAATTCTTAAAATTGATCTGTCCCGCAATCTTCGCAGCGGTGATATCTTGGTTCGGTCCTAAGCGGGTGATGGCCATTAGATTCCAAACGCCTCTTTAATCTCTTCGGTGGTTAAACCGAGTGCTTCTAGCTTTGATTTGGCTGATGCTTTTCTTGCTTCTTTATCAGTAATAGCTTGGTCATAGTCAGCTTGTAACTGAGCCAATCCGTCAATACATTCTTGTTCTGTTGGTTTTGTTTTTGAACTATCGTGAATAATGAGGTTTGCATAAACTTTGTTTTTTGCATCACTCCACCCAAACCATTGTCCTGTGTGTAAAGATACTAAATAATCTTCAATGTGTGTTGGTCGCATTATGTATCTCCTAATCTAATAAAATTCATATGTGTAAATGTTTGAGAGCTATTTCCCCCCACTTCACCAGCATTACCAGCAATAGCAAATCTTACTTTTACATTACTATCAGTAACATCTAACATTATGGAGATATAACCAGTTGTCCAAGAATTATTAACTAAATTAATTAAACCATTAGCGTATTCAGTAAAAGTTCCACTATTTGTTTCATCAACCTTTATTTGACAATTTACTTGAGCATCTGTGCCCCCACTTCCATAAATTTGAGAAATAAGTTCTATCTTCCAAATTCCTGTTGGTAATGTGAAAACACCAGAACTTTCTGTAATACTTGTACCAACACTACCTGATTTTGTATTATCTGCTCTTTCTAAATTTGTAATTGGATCGGCATTACCAGTGAAACTTGTCGACAACCTCCATTGCTCCGCTGAAGTAATACCATTAGTAGTCGCAACACCTGTAAGGGTTGGACTATTTGTGGAAAAATCAACAGTGGTTCCAGCGGCAAAATCAACAGTGGTTCCTGTTTTACCAATAGTAATGCTTGAACCGTTTCTGTTCTCAATAGAATTTACCTTGATCGTGGACAATGATTACTCCTTAACTCTTGGGGTTGTCAGCCTTGATCTGATTCACTCTAGTGATTTCCGCATCTAATCCGTTCTCGATAATATTTTCGATTTGGGATTCGATAGAACCATATAATGCTTTACGAGTGGCAACGACTTGAGCGTTAGACTCTTCAGTCGTGGCTGCCGCTTCGAAAGCATTGAGTTGATCAGCAGTAGGCTCGGCAACACTGTCAACGTTCCACTGTGCGATGTAGGGACCTTGACCATTAGAATCATCTTGTAATAAAACGTCAGTGGTGAAATCAACCGAACTCACGCCATTATCAGCTAGATACTTCTTAATTTTTGTACTTAGTTGTGCCATGTTTTACTCCTTTATATTTTTTACACTATTTTTCATTATCTTGCTACCACTGGTATTCCTGTTGATGAAACAAAGGGATTTTCGGCAAATGCCATGTAGATGTAAGTGCCACCCGATGCGTTAGTATCATTAAAAGTTGATCTTATTTTAAATCCATTTGATAAGTAATCGAGGTCTATATCTTCTGCTTCTACATTTGTTGCATTTGCATAAACATAATTATCAGTTGGATTTATATATCCTGCTCTAGCTGAATCATGTAATACCCATGCTTGAACAGCATCTGTTCTTTTAATTAAAGTAAAAGCAGGTTTAAACCCTGTATAGACGAATGTTCCGTCACTGCTTCCATTCCCAGTATACTTACCGAACTTGCTATATCCTTCTATTTCTGCGAAACAGTAGGCGACTACTGATTTATTATCATAAGCATCACCATAACTTACATGGAATACACTACTATCTAATGTTCCGTTGAAAAAACCAGAAGTCACATCACCAGATGTTGAATCTAACATAACTCTCTCGCCCTTACCTATACTTTGATGAAAAGTGTACCAAGCAGGGTTTAATACATTATCATCTCTTAACTTAGTAATAATCATAGCAGGTGTTTTTCCTAATCCATGACCTATTGTTTGAGAATTTGCAGTCGTTTCTGTCCAAGTCACAATACTAAATCCTGCAGTAGTATTCGCTTGAACTGTTGAGGTGATACTTCCGTCTGTGTTAGATGATGTACTCCCTGCGTTTGCTTTCCAGTTCCATGATACGTAAGTTGCTCCATTAACATTGATATCGCCAATAGAACTTGTACCTGTACTAAATCCGTCACTATCTAAAGTAAATCCACTTACTGTATCTTCGGCATCAGTTAAATTTGGATATAATCTTTTTGTTTGTCCTCTTGAACTATCAAATACATTATGATTGTTTGCATTACTTCTTGATTTAATCCAAGTCCAATCGGGTTGAAATCCAACACCTGTTATAGATAAATCACTTCCTGTACCTGTATATAAAACAGTATTAAAATACTGACTTCCGTCATCAATCGTAGGGGATGCTTGTGTACTTAAATTTGAACTATTTAAACTTAAAAACCCTGTTGGTGGAGCATAATAAAAGTCACCCTCACCATTAGAATCGGTATTATTTTGTCTAGTTGTATTACCTGCAAAAGTGCTATCTTGCCCAAAATTAACTACTTGTGACCTACTTGAATCATAACATCTATGACCAAATTGGACTTCTGAATTTGCAGTAAAAGTTCCTGTTGGATTTGTTCCATTAGCAGGGTCACCACTAGCATCCCAAGTTCCGTTATTACCAAACCAATATTTACCTGCAACACAATCCACTGCCATCATTACGATATTTCCTGCAGTAGCATCATCATTAGCTATATATCCATTAATATTATTAGAATAAAATAAATCTTTAGATGTACTGCCTGAAACTGAATACCATTCGGCATACGCTTTAGAAATACCATTAGGAGTAATCGCAAAGGTACTACCAATAGAACGACCTTCACTACCTGTTCCTGTGCTTTTTAAATTTCCTTCAGATGTGACTTGTTCTGAATTTGCACCACCAATATTTAATCTGTCTAAAGGATTCATAGTACAGAAATTTCTTGTAGGTGTGTCTATCATTTGGTCAGTAGATACTATATTCGTAGGAGTAAAGTTATTACCATTACCCGATTGGTCAGCACCTAAACTACCACTATTTTCAAAATCTAAATAAAAACCATTCGTGCCATAAGTTCCTGTGTATTCAATCGGCTTCCATATACCACTATCTTCATCAAATTCACCGAAGTCAGTAGGGGATAATGCTTGTCCGTCTATGAAATTGACTTCTGCTAGATAGCCGTCTAAATAATTACCACCACTAGCTCTTCCTAAATAATTAGAATAACTGCCTTCATTTAAAGGTGATGTATAATTACTATCTACAGTATTTGAAATTGTTAAATCTACTTGAACACCATTAACATAAATTATTGCTCTGTCATTAGCAGTTCCATTAGTAGAATCATATTTTAATACAACATGATACCAAGCACCGATATCACGAAAAAGCATCTGCGTATCAATTAAAGTATCATAAGAAACAAAATTATCAGATGTTTCTACAAGTCTAATGTAATTTTGTGAACCACTTCCTCTAAAATAAAAACTACTTACATTATTTCCACTAGCTCCATTAAAAAGTGCTGATGATGTATCTATATTTCCTCTTTTAACCCAACCTGACCAAGTAAATATTTTTGCATCAGTTGGTGAAGATTGATTTGTTCGTGAAAAACCTGCTGAATCGTTATCGTTTAATCTGACGGAATTATCTATTGCATATCCCCCTCGAATCGATGTTCCGCCTACTCCTGCGAAAGGCATCTTATAACTCCTCGGGGAAACTTACTAGAGGTCGAGAGACCACTCCGTTTTCATCTTCAGTCCAAGTAAATAAAGTTTTTAAATCTTCGACTGTACCACAAGCATTAATCATACTTTCCATTTCATCTGACTTTGCTCTCACTTCACTTCGGTAAGTAGCAACATCTGTTGGAATTGTTTTGGTGTTATCTTCTTGGTAGCGAATAACATACCAATCGGTCGGTGCAAGTAGTCCACCTGCTTGTGCTTTAATCTTGGCAATCTCTAATTCTTTTAATCCGTATTGTTTAATATCTCCTACTGCTTTGTCATCTGGTATTTCATCACCTTCAACAAAGAGAACATCATCTAAAGGTTTAGGAGTAGCTGTTCCATACACTCCCACAACAGCACCGTTGCTAAAGCTATAAGAAACATCTGTATTAATGTAATAGGCTTCGTCTTTTTTATTGGTGTTATCCACCTGTACCTCGTAGATACCGATTGCTTCTCTTTCATTGTTACTCCATAAAGTAAAAATAGATTTGGGATATTGATTCTCACCAATCGTAATTCCTTTATTGGAATTAACGATTTTAATAAACTGATTATTTTCTACTAAAGCAAACATTAGGCGATTCCTATACTTCTTCCTGCTTCGAGCATATTCGTACCATCACTTCTAAAAATTAATAAATCTTTTCCCCCTGCTGTAGTTGTCAACGTAGGAGCTGTTGCTCCGTTGAACTTGTAGACAGAATTGAACGTCAGGGTTCGTGAACCGGTGCCATCTTGAATGATGAGAATAGAATAAAAACCACCGTCCACCATATTAGTCGGTGCTGCTAAAGTACGATTCCCTCCCAAAGTTACTTGACAAGTTGGATTATCAAAGACATTCCAATTAATCGTAGCACCATCAGTTAAGGTGCCTGTGGGAAAATAGACAGCATTATTCATACTAATCGACGTGTCGGTCGAAACACACTGCATTGAATCAACTTTAAGGATACTCATGGTTGCTTATAATATAACGAAAGTGGCACCACTTTCAATTGTAATTGTTCCTGTTACTGAAAAAGGTCCTGCGACCATACCATTCTCATCAGCCTCCACGGTCACGTTGACGACCGATTGTCGGTTAATGGTATAAAACTGTGATCCTAGAGATTCGGAAGTGACACTATTATTGGTAGGACTACCGATTGATAAGACATCTCCGAGCACGACTCCTGAAAAAGTGTCCGTGGCTAGCGGTGCGGACGTAAAGGTAATTTGATTAGAAGAGATCATATAAGCATCTCGAGGGTATTGATAAATACCTGAAATACTCACAATTAGATTTTGTTCTGTTTGAGGGTACACAGGCTCCGTGCCATTCGTTAAATTAAAAGTAACGGTGCTTCCGTCAAAACTTGAAGATATATCATCTAAGATAATATATTGTCCTGTTAAGGGTTCTTGTCCGATGTAGGGCATTTATTCACCGCCTCCATTATCTGTAATTGTGTTTCCTTCAGCTACCCATTTGAGTATTTCTTGATAGTGTCTGTTATCATTAGAAATTGGAACTATCATTTCTACTTCGTCTATAATAGCTCTAATTCCTAAAGTGATTACTTCTTCTGTTCCGTCTTTATGTGTAATTATTTCTTTTTCATATATTGCTTGTGTAATCATTTTTTATAACTCCGAGTCTGCACTAAATTTGACATTCCAATATTTACCTGCACCTGCTGAAAAAACATTTGTACCTTGAACTCTAGCACCTAGTGTTTCGTCTATAGAAGCTACTACTACTGTAACTGAACTACAACAATTTTCATTACCACTAATTTTAGTAAGAGTTGGATTGGCTCTTTTTGTAACTTTGAAAGGAACACTTACTCTCATGTCAGTTGCAGTTCCATAAACAGGACCTTGATATCCACCTTCAGCAAATTCAAAATATCTTTGACACCTCTGTAAATTCACATCATAAGGTAAGAACTCAAAGTTACTAGCAGATGTACCGACTTCGAGTTGGACTCCTGTGATCCACCAATCGTCTGTACCACCTGCCAAATCAAAGTTTGTTACATTTCTATCAGTATTATTTCTAGCTTGCCATGAGGTAGGCACTGATCCTCCAGAATAATTTGAACCACCATCTAACCACCATTCTAATATAAGAGATTGACCATTATCGTTGTCTAACGCTCCCGAAGTGTCTCCAGCGAATGTAAAAGTTTTCTTTTCCCATGTGTTTGCTGTGTTAATATCATATGTGGCACCAATGATTCTATCATTATCATTATCTCTTAAATTTACTTGTAGATTAGTGCCAGTTTTAGATGACCTTACCCAAAATGATAAAGTTAAACTTTCAGCATTTGATGTGCCTTTTTTAAGTGCTTGGCACATTAGTCCTTCTATTCTTTGCTCAAATGTTACTTGTTCTCCTGCTGCTCCTGGAGATGCTGTTGAAGTGACTAAAGCCTTGAATGCTGTTCTAAATCCTGCGTTGTAGGCGGCACCACTAGACAAAGATTCTTGGCTAACTGTGTAGGTGCCATATTCAAAAACTGTTTTGAATCTATCTACCGTGCTGTATGATATTCCACTGTAACTTGATGTGCTGGTTGACCTCTGTGCAATAGACATATCACCATTGATGATGAGGTTACGGAAGTTGACATCCGCTACTAACTTCTCGGTGGTCACTGCACCATCCGCTAATTGTGAAGTGCCCACGGATCCTGTGGCGAATGCTGCGGTGGGTAATGTTGTGAGTGCCATGGTCTATGCTCCTATAATCCTGTATGCTCCAAAAGCGGTTCTACTATGTGTTGCATTACCACCAATTCCAGTCGTTCCTGAAGAAATTTTTATAGTAGCATACAACTCTACATAATCGGTAGTTCCATTAAAATCTACAACGCCAGATACAGCAAAGGTGTTACTATATCCAGCATAATTATTTCTAAAATCTAAAACTTGAAAAAGTATATCAGAGCCGTTCTTTCGTATTCTTGCATTACCATATTGAAGAGTAGAGGCGGTACTATTATCACTCATCCAACTTCCGTAAACAAAATATTTTCCTGCTACTGTTGGTGTAAAACGATAGTTAGTAGAATTGTCATAACAATTATCGGTATCATATAATTCACTATTACATTGAACTTTTGTTGTAGTATCATCTGATAAACTTTGAGTAGAACTTAAAAAAGCATGAAAAGCAGGAGTCATCGCAAGAACACCTGTCGCTAATCCTGAAGCAGGAGTAAAGCTTCCCGCACCATCGGAGGTGATGATTGAGTTATCTCCACCGTCAGCGAGTATGTTTACTTTGATCTTGCTTGTCATTTATGCTCCTATTAATCTAAACCCTTGAAAATAAACTTTTTTATCTAATCCGTTATATTCTAAATTACCACCACTATCTTGTCTGACATATACATCTACAAAATCATCAACACCATCTAAATGTGTGATAATAGAACCATTGACAGAATTATAATATAATTGAGGACTTGTGACTTCCATAATTTCTGTTTCATTTTTTCTAATATAGATAACGAAATTTTCTGCATCTGTAGCAGAATTAGCTTTAACTGTAGCAAAAAAATTATAATAACCAGCAACTAATGGTGTGTACCGATAAGTCGATGTGTTAAAATAATTTCCTGTATCAAATGTTACACTGTCAAAAGGAACAATAGTTCTTGTACCATTTGCAGTAGTAAAGTTCGAACTAGCGTAAGCTCTAAAACTAGGAGTATTCTGAGGGAACCCTGAACCAAGAGTCACGGACCCTGAACCGTCACTACTGAGCAACGTATTATTGCCTGTGTCTTTAATGGTGTTGACTAAGATGTTGCTCATTATACTCCTATTAATTTAAATCCTGTAAAAAAAGAAGCAATATCTTGAGACGCACTACCTCCAACAACGGGATTGTTTGCTCCAAAATTTGCATAAACCTCTATGTATTGTCCTACTGATAAATTAAAAGTTGCAGAAGCAAATATATGTGAATTTCTTAATTGATTGTCCGCTGTTTGTAATTGATTGGTAATTGATTCTCTATTGCCATTTTTATAAAAAGCTAAACTGTAATATTCTGCTGTTCCATTATCAGCCGTACATCTTAACATAGCAGAAAAAAAATATTTACCTGCTTTAGCAGAAGGAACTGTAAATTTTGAATCAGCAAATGCATTATCTGTATCATAATACTCATTAGTAAAAGTTACTTTTGTCCAAACACCATCACTTATAGATTGAGTGCTTGTTTTATCTACTTTGAAAGCCGGAGTATTCGCAAGACTACTCGGTGTCGTAGTTACATTCGGACCAAAAGCAATCGTGGTAGTATTATCTCCACCAATCGTCAACGTACTCGAAGCATTACTGCTTAACGTATCGAGTTGTTCTACTTCTAAAATACTGGTCATATGATCACCAAAGTTGAGGTAGCGGGAACTGTAATCGTGTTACCCGGTGCTACGGTTATTGTTCCTACCAATGAGCAATTTCTATTGGCAGGTAAAGTTAAATCATTAAAGGTTTGTTGATTGTTTTGAAAAAACTGAGGAGCACACGCTGTGCCTTGCACGGTGCTTGGTGTCGGGCCAACTGATTCTAAAGTTTGTTGTAAGTAGACCACATAACAAGTATCACTCGCAGAGATATTTCCCCCTAAGTTTAATTGAAGTCCACTATTGGAAATTGTATAAGTGTTCGGATTCTGCCTCACCTCATTGACGAACAAAGCCAAATCTTCGGGTACAGTGACTTGACGATCTAAAGTATAAACAGAACCACCATCACCAGTAATCTGTTGACTGGTTAAACTTGCAAAATTATTACGAGGAGCTGCACCGATATAAGCCATTAGCTAACACCATCTATTGAAGAAACATTAATATCGCAATCTCCTCCAGATGCTGAACTTTGTGCTTTTATTTTACCAGAAGCTGGTAAAACAACTTTTCCTGATATTATCTCTAAAGAAGAATTTTGCGGTACAGCTGCATTTTTAACTAAGAATCGTTCACTAGCACCTGTTCCGTCAGGGTCAATTTTAACGGAAACGTTAATTGCAGCACTACCTGTATTAGAACATAATAATCCTACAATTACTTTTTTATTAGTTGTAGTAAAAATAGTTGTAAGGGTAGCATCTGTTAAGCTTGCCCCATTAAATGTAAAATTATTAGCCATTATAAACTTGCCGCCATTGTAATAGCAAATGCTTCGGAGGCCGCTCCTACAGTGTTGCCATCACTATCAATGTATACTGTTTTTGAAGCAGGTAAAGTACAAAATACAGATTTCGTACCAGCACTAAAATTAACAGCATTATCTGAATTAGAACTAGTTAATATTGTATCTCTCGATAAAGTATCAGGAGTAGCATCAGTAACTGTTCCGATTCCTACTTCCCATTCAGAACCTCCTACTATTGCATAGTAAGTATTATTACTGTTGCCTATTCCTGATACAAAAGATTCGAAACCATCAACTGCGCCATCTAAAGAAATGGTACCTGTACCAGTTGTAGTTGTTTCTTCCTTTACTCTATCGTTTAATACAAACGCCATTAAGCAATTCTAATTAACGCAGTACTAGCACCAGGTGCTGGAAACTGTATCTCAAATGTTCCATTTGAAGATGACTTATCAGTTGTAAAATCGAGTACACAAATAGCTGAATTAGAGTTAGAGTTATTATAAATTAACGCTCCTCTTGCTGTAATTGTAGCACTTGACCATGATACGTTATCACAATCGAGATAAGCTGTCGTTCCGTCTGTTGCAACGACTACGTTTGTTAATGTTTCTCCACCCGCAGTGTAACCTGTTCCGGTTACTTCATTAGATGTAGAATAGGCGGTTGTTGTTCCGTCTAAAGTTGCTGAACTAGTATATAAAGCTATCTTTAATGTTGCTGAAGTCAGATCTTGTCCTGCGTCCATTAAATCCTGCTTAAATACAGTACAGAGTGCTTGCGATATTGCCATAGTATTACCTCCTTATTGGCTTCCTGTCAAGGTATCCGTGCCAGCAGGGCTAGCAGGGAATTTGTAGTCAGTTCGTCTGCGCCTTCTTGATTGATTATTCAATCCAGCTACGATTTCCTGATATCTTTTATCATATAACGCATAATCTTCCATATTCTTTGTAAAAATAGAAGCTTCCGATAAACAACCGTAAAGTAGTGCGTCATCAGCGTTTTCTGTTAACCAGTTAGTTGTATTGGTTGTAGAAAGAGTTTCAATTCTTCCAACATACTGCATTTCTACTCGATAATTTGAATCTGGAGTAGGCGCAAGTAAAGTTGAATCATCATCATAATTAGCGAAATATTTAGGAACTCCTGTTTGACTATCGTCCGGCCAATACTCATAAATAAATTCATCTGTTTTCATTTCAAGAAAAATTCTATCACTACCGTTTTCTATTAAAAGATTTTTTATAATTAAAAGATCGCTAGGATTAGCTAAAAAACGATTACCGCTTGTTAAATTAGTAAATTTATTAAAGACAAATGCTTCAGGATCAATTTCTCTTAATAATCGCTGTTCCGTATTATTAATAAACGTATCTAATTGATTAGTAAAATCCGTTCCTGTATTTTGCATCCAAGTCTGGATATCTGTCTTTAAATCTGCGTAAGTTGTTGCCATTATGCGTCTATACTATCTTTTTTTGCAAATTTATGCGATACATTTCCTCTAAAACCGTAAGTTCCGTAATGAGTTAATGGATATGTTATTTCAGCGTATATTTTTCCACCTATTTGCTGCCATCTACGACAGAATGTATAATCTTCACTTAAATATCGATTACTTTTAGGATCAATCATACAATCGAAAAAAGCATAGCACCAATCACTAGAATATTTATTATTATTAATAATCTGATCGGAAGTATATTTTAATTCAGGATACGCTTCTCTCATTTTTACAAATACGTCTTTTTTAATAAGCATAAATCCTGTAGCGGCATCTAATACTTCTACAAATCCGTCTTGTACGTCTATATTTAAGGGATCAGGAAAGTTTAAGTTATATCCTAATAACTTTTGCTCCATAGTTTTTAGATCTCCTTTTTTAACGTAGTATTCTAAATTTTTCCATTCAATAGTCTTTCGAGGATAAATCGCTGTTACAACATCTTTATCGTATTCTAATAATTTAGTAACTAATTCAGGATAGAAAGCGATATCGGAATCTACAAATAATAAATGAGTACAATGTTCATTATCCATAAATTGAGATACCATCGTGTTTCTTCCTCTTGTAATTAAACTTTCGTTTCCCATAGTGTTTAAATGAATTTTAAATTCTTTATCTCTTGCTTCTTGAAATAATTTTACGACACTGTGAAAATAAGCTTCATGCATCATACCACCATAACATGGTGTACAAAGCATTATATATGCATCTTTAGCTGATGACGACTGAGACATTTCCTAACTCCAATCCAATTTGGTTTCCGGTAGCTACTCCTACTTCCTGTCCTGTGTCTCCGAAAGTGCCCGGATAGATTACTGATAATTGATTAGGTACGCCTCCTGTAGCTGAAAGAGGAGCCTGAGGTCTGGCATTCTTTAGTGCTTCTGGATCACTAAAAACTATTGGATCGAGTTGTGGTTGTTTAGATTCATATTCGCTAGTATGAACTAAAAGTCCGTTCCATTCACGAACCATTTCTAAATAAGGATATTCTAATCCTGAACGATCTGAAATTGCTCGAGCATATTTTCCTTTAGCAAAAGGAAAAGAAGGTGCTTTTCTAGGTCCACGTTTGTTAAAAGCCACTTCGGTAACCTGGAACTATTCTAAATGTTTCATTTAAATCTGCATCTTTCGCTCTCGTAAATGCAGTTTCATATTCAGCTTTTAAATATGATAGTTTATTTAAATCTACACCTGCTCTTTTCATTCCCATATAATAAGCTAAACCTGCAACCATACATTCGTAAAATCGAAAAGGAATATCAATATCTTGTTCATTTCCACTTGAACTTAAAGCTGTAATATCTTCTATTTTTCTTATTCTCCAATAAGAAATAACATCAGTAGAATTATCGGGTGCTGGATAAATATATAATTCAGGTGTTCTATCTTTTTGTAAATAAAATTGAGTTGCTCTTCCTACCGTTGCTTTATTAGGGTAAGCGTTATAATCAGTTAAACTAATTCTTTCTACGCTATAATCAGTACTATCTCTCGTTACATACATATCTACGATATCGACAGTGTCTGTATCTAAAGTGTAAGTAACTGTGCCAGAAGTTAAACTTAAAGTTTTCTTTTCAAGTGTCCACTGATTAACACCACGATTTGCCCAATCAGCAAACATAACATTAAGACTACGTTTCGCTGAACGTATATCATAACCTAAAACGGGTTCTCCTCCAATACGATCCATTGCTTCTTGAATCGCATCATTAACCGTTAAGTTAAAAGTTGCTGTACCTGATGTAGCCATTACGCCATAAATACTGTTATCGCTGATACACCTGCAGTTAAATTTACAGTAGCATTAGTTGAACATTTAATACCTTCAGATGGTAATGAAATCTGAACTGGACCAGATGCTGCTGATGCTGCCGTGCTTAATGCGAATAGTGTAGTACTACCATCTTTAAAAGTAACAGTACCTGCTGTGCCTGTAGGAGTTACAATAAATCCTTTTATTCTTATTGGGCCAGCAAATAAAGTAACATCACTTCCTGTTGTCGTAGTGCTTTTAGCGAAAATATCTGAACTAGACATTGACACCTCCTTGTAAAATTTTTCTTAATGTTGCTATTTTAGAATCAAGTTCTTTCATTTTGGCAGTTGATAATACTCCTTGACTTGCAAAATAAGGACTAGTAGATTGTTGTACTGCACTCATTGGTCCAAATGCTCCCATTGAACTAGGTGTTCCCATTAAATTTTGACCTGTAATTGGTTTTTGAGCAGATGAAGAAGAAGCTATTTTTTTGTAAGCATCTGCATATTTTGATAATTGAGATACTGCTTCATCAGTTTTTTTCTCAGCTTTTTCTAATGCTTCATCAACTTTTTTATCATCACTTTTAGTTTCTTCATTTTCTAAATCTACATCTAGTACTTCTTCTTCTTTAGTTGAATAAGCTTTATTGCTTTTCATTTCTGCTTGAACTTCTTCAAATGTTCTTTGAGTATCTCTATTTGGATCGTAAATAAATTGATCTATATAACTTGACATGATATCGCAACTATATACAATAAATAGGGCCTTTAACAGGCCCTATATTAATTAGTCACCAGCAGTAGCGCCAGTATCTACTCTAATCCAGTTCGAACCGTCAGAGAAAACTAAGTTCCCTGTACCGTTACCTGTAGTTTCAGAAGCTTTTAATGCATCTGATACAAATAGGATACGACCTGTATTTTCTGAAGCTGTTGGCAAATCTGCAAAAAGAATTGCGGTAGCTGTAAAACCGTTATTTGAAATAACTGGTCCTGAAAAAGTAGTGTTAGCCATATTAACCTCCTTGGTGTATAGACCGAGTTACATAATCTCTATACCGTCTGCTCAACTCAGTTTATGTAACTTGTTATGTTGAGAAAGAGAGGGCGATAACACCCTCTCTCAGTTTTTTAATTATTAGGCTGCGCCTGGAGTACCGAAGATACCTCTCCAATCGGTGAAACCGAATGAATATCTTTCTGATACTTTGTAGCGTAAGTTTCCTGTCTCAAAATCACCTTCAACAGCTTTTTTAAGTGAACGTCTTACGAAATGCTTCATGCCATCTGGCACGTCAGTCATTAAGAAGAACGCATCAGGGTCAGTTAGACGCTGATTAACTGCTACGCCACCAGGGATCATTCCCATTGATTTCATAGCGTTAATATCATTGTCAGCTGTACCTGGTCTTAAGTTACTGTTAATGATTCTTTCAGCAATAAACATTAACTCAGGTGGAACGATTAGCTTCTGACCTGTAGCTGCAACAGGAATACCTCTATCGTCTGTCATTTCAGAAATCTGAATTAACATTGTCTCTAGAGATGTTTCTGATAAGTCAGCTGCAGTTGCGAGAATGTTTGAAGCTGTTCCGCCACCGCCAAGTGGGTGAGATGCATTAAGCATGCTTACTCCGTCACCACCGACTACTGTGTTAAAGCCGTTGTTTAAGATGTTAGCACCTTTGATTTCTTTTGTGTGCTGCATTGATCTTGCTAAAGCTCTAGCGTACTTTGCACCAAGTGAACCGTAAAGACCATCTTCTTCAGCTTCCTCAGTAATTGAAAATGCTAATGCGATTGTCTCGTGGGTATATCTTGCTACAATACCTTCTCTTCCTGATTCGTAAGAGATAGCTGCGCCTTCTGCTTTAGTAGGAGCTGCACCGAAACCAATCATCTGTACATCTTCTTCAAAAGCCTTTTGTGATTGCTCAACAGAGAATATTTCTCTCCACTGTTCTGGGTAACGGTCATATTCCATACCAAAAATAGTGTTGAGGCCTAAGTTAAGCTGTTTTGTAAATAAAGATCTATTTAATGCCATAACTTATTATACTCCTGCGCCTTGAGTCGATAATCTGTGCTGGTTGATAACTACTTCAACTTTAGCATTCTCACCGAAATCATTATTAGGCTCATCTACTTTTCTTAGAACTCTAAGAACAAGTGAAGTTGTTGCTAGAGTATCGTTATCCAACTCGTGTTGTGAATAACCGTAAGTAGAATTACCTGCTGTTAATAGAACGTTTGCTGTCTCACCAATGTTAGCTTGAGCAATAGAACCGTTACCGGCCTGTACTGTGTAAGTAATCATTGGGTCGTCATAAACATAAGCTTTCACTGTTGTGTTAGCTTTTACTGTGGTACCGGAAGTCCATTTTTTTACAAACTTCACGTCACCTGTACTTTCATCGACATATTCAGCGCCGTAAAATACTCCAATTGCTTTTTCAGTATTAGCGAAAGTGTCTAAATATCCATCTGATCCGAGATCTACGATATCGCCAGAAAAGAAATTTGCAGCTTTGCCATTTGCAATTAGGTATTCATTGGCTCTGATTACGCCACCGGTTAAGTGTCTTTTAGGTACAAAACCGTTTGGTGTGTCTGCGTTAGCCATTTTATATTTACCTCCTTAAAATTGCCATTGCCTTACTCACCACCTACTGTCGTTTTAGATCGATGTTCTCGTTGGATAGGATTACCTGGTTGTTCTGATCTATGTAAGTCATGCTCGACTGCAAGTTCTTGATTTCGTGTTTTATTTGCATAATATTCATTACGCTGCGAAATCAATTCCTCTGGCATTTCACAGAGAACCATTCCTTCAACGCCAATGTAACCGGCGAACTTTCCATGTTCAATGGTAGCCACTGCGAAATCCTTAGACACTGTCTTTGGATCTCTTGGTTGCCAACCTTCTCTCATTCGTTTCGCCCAATTAGTTGGGTTATCTTGACCTAAAATGCTAGTCGCTACCCAACGTTGCTTATATCCTGGCCTCGCTGGTGGCGCCTCTAACAATGATGGCGGTCTCCAAGCTTTTTTACGAGAAAGCTCATCTCGTGTTTCTTTAGTTGTCATTATCAGGCTCCTTTTCTATTTGTCCTGTATTGAAAGACTAGCAAGTTCCCTTGCGTATCTTTTCAGTGCCGCTGGATCGCTAATATCTATTCCAAATTTTCTAGCATTTGCTAGATCATCAGCAGATAGCTTAACGCTCTTAGCAGAACCCGATGTAGATCGAGAAACACCTGCAACTGGCGATTGCACTCTCTTCTGTTCTGAAGATACAACCTTTTTATCATCTTGTGAAGTGTTTTTATCTGCTGTTTGTTGCGGATTTATTAAGTCAGGAAAATACTTTGACATTCTTTTATCGAGTTCTTGATAATATTCCGGATCATTTACGTCATATCCTTCTTCTACTAATTGATTATCAATACCAAAAGATAAAGTTGTAGCATCTCTATGCTCTGGTTTATTCCACCAGCCAGAGTTTCTAGCAATCCAATCTTTTGCTAATTCTGGAAGAGAATTAATTCTATCTTCAACATTATTAGTATTTTCAACTGGTTTCTCAGGTTGAACGTTAGATTTTCTTTGTCTTAAATCTGACATTGCTTCCATTAATTCTACCTGTTTATCAGTTTCACCTGATTCAATAGCTTCTCGTAATTGTTGTGCTACCGTTTTATATTGAACTTCTTTTTCTTCTTTTTCTTTTTCTGCCATAGAAGCTTCAATACGAGCTAAACGATCTTCAAGCATTTTTGCTTTTTCAGCTGCCGCTCTAGTCTTAGCAACTTCTTTTGCGATACGTTTTTTTACTCTTTCCGAGTAAGGCTCTTTTTTAATTTCTTCTAATTCAGATCTAAGATTAGAAAGTTCAACTTCTAATTCAGGCTTTTCTGATTCTGCATTCTTAGAAGAATCTCCTTCATTATCCAACTGTTGCGCATTGATTGCTTCTTCAATTGGATTTTGATTTGTTTGTTCTTCTTTTTCCTCGTCAAGAGTTACCTCGACTTCCTTTAGTTCTTCGTCTATCATGGTTTAACCTCCCATGTATTGCGTGGTTGTGCGCCACGTGTTTATACTTTAGTTGTTAAGATATCAGGGTTTGGTAAAACTGCTAATATCTCATCATCATTTAACAAGAGCATCTTAACGCCACCTACGTCAATCTTACTTCCTGCATATCTACCATATACAACATAGTCGCCAATTGTACACCACGGTTTTTGGCTTTTATCGTAACATTCATCTCCCATAGCAAGAACTCTTCCTTTGCTATTAAGATAAGCTTGATCTTCTACAGCTTTATCAGTTAAGATAATTCCACCTTTCGTTTTTTTAATCGGTGCGATTGGTCGAATGAGTATTCGAAATCCACACGGGATTGGTAGTTCTTTTGGATCAGCGACATCACTATCGGTGTGCCAATCATTATTCATGATAATATTACTCATCTTCGAGTATATCTCCTTTCATGTATCGTTCAGAAATATCTTTAATAATATCTCTGGCTCTATCTAAACCATGAACTATTCCAATAGTTTTGATATATTGTTCGTGAGTATCAAATCCTGGATTAACAGTTCGTTCAGATAAATCTCTTCTAAGTTTTTTTATTTCCTCTAGAATTGCTTCCGTTAGTTTTAGCATTTAGTACCTCTAAAATAGATTGTAGTGTTTGATCATAATTTTTATTTACTTCTTTTGAAGCCATCGCAAATAAGTTAGGTTTTATTACTTGAGTTTTTATTTTTTTATTTTGAAGAAATTTTTTAGCTTGTCTTATTTCTTCTCCGGTTGGCCTAAGACTCTTTTTTTGCAGCATCTTTCCTTTCCGCCATTTTCATAGCTGTATCTAGTGCTTTTAATTTTGATTCTCTTTCAAGTCTATCTTGAACTTTTTCATCTTTCTTTACGCCTTCTACAAACCTAGCTTCTCTTATCTGCATTTCTTTCGCTTTAAGCTGAAGTTCAGCTTGATCTTTAGCGTTCTGTTGTTGCTGTTTAACTTGTTCTTCACTCGGAGGTTGACTTTGAGCTAGAAGTTGAGCTGTTTGTGCTTCAAACTGCGCTAAAGCGTTTTCTGCTTCTGGAGATAGTTCTTCCTGTTCACTATCTCTGTCTTTAAAGTCTATATTAGGAATTTGTATCGGCATTCCTGCTTGTTGTCCTAAACTTTGCATAGTCATTTTATATTGATACGCTAAGTGTTCCGCCATGTGTGCTAACATAGGACCTAAGATAGCTTGTTGTGCTTGAGTATTTCCACCAAATCGTGGATCAGCTAAAAATTGTTGATGAACTGCTAAGTGAGCAGTGTGATTTTGATCCATAAACGCTTTTATCGGAGTTTGATTCAATACCGCCATATTTTCAGAGACAGGATCCATTCTTTTTGGCTCCATTTCTTCAAGTAATAGTTCTTCAGGCTCTGGTATATTCAAAGCACGCACTAATCGTTCATAGGCTTTACGCACATCGATAATTTGAGGAGCAGATTGAGCTAGTTGAAGTTCGGTTTGCGCCATAGCGATTCTTTGTGCCGCTGAAAAAATATTTGGATCAGATACAGGGATAATATCGACACGTCCATCGAAATCTTTTCGTCTAACCATCTTCTCATCGCCGATAATTTCGTAAGGATATTCGTTATCTAGGAATTCTCCGTTTAATTCACCGATTAATTTAAGTTCTTTTCCCTGCGCCATGTGTAATCTTTTATGAATCGCACTAAATACTTTTGATCCTTGCTCAATTTGTGCTACAATACTTCCGACAGGAGCAGATGAAGCTGCATCTCCGACCATAGCATCAGCAATTGAAGTAAATCTACGTCCAGATTCAGTTAAAATTCCTAATAATTGCATTAAAGTAGGTGATGGCTCTTTAAATGGAAGTGGAATAAACGATTTTCTTAAGTCATCGCCATAAGCTTCGACTTCAACCCACTCACCAGGTGATACTGTAATGTCTCCACCTTCAATTCGAGCACCTTTCGCTTTAAATCCACCATTTAAATTTGCAAATGCAGCACTATCAAGTAACGCTCTGAGTGCACCCGTGCTTGCATGCTGTAATCCACCGATCATGTGTATTAAACCGAAGCCGTAAAAGCCTAAACCTGGTAAATATTTATAGTGAATAAAGTAAACTCGCTTGTTTTGTAGCTTATCATCTTCTTTCCAATTGCGTCTAATCGCTAAAATTTGCTGTGAAGAGCGATCTACTGTAATAATGTAAGGTAACTCTAAGTCATCTTCATCATTTCCTAAGTTATAGTTAACATGAAACTCTAAAACTTGTCTAGTTTGATCACTATTACCAGGGTTAATTCCGTCTAATTCATCTAAAGTCTGTTGAACTTGACTTTCTTCATCATCATTTGAAGCTGAAGTTAATTTAATGTCACGATAAAAACCCGTTTTCATGTATTTTTTAACATCATTAGTCGTTAATTTCATAATTTGAGTATATCGAGGAGAAGTATCTAATTCAGTTGTACTGTAGGAAACGACTAAATCTTCCGCAGGAATGAATTTAGCACTTACTTGATCTGAAGCAGTGTCATAATAAACTTTTTTAAACGCTGATCCTGCTAGAGATAAGTTAAATAACATCTGATCTAGTTCGCTAAAGTAATCGGGCATTAACTGAGTGATTTGATAGTTCATAAATTCTTGAACTCTTTGAGCCTGCATCTCTCTTTCTTCTGTAACTTTTCCAATAATTTGTGTTTTTACAGGGCCGCCGGGTGGAAACATTTCAGAAATTGCTCTCGCTTGGAATTGAGTTGCAGCTTCCGCCATTAAAGGATTATGAACTCCAGAAGCACCAGGGAATGGATCATCTCTTTCTTCTGAAATAACACCTAACATTTTTAGTCCTTTTGAATATTGATCTTCCCAATCTTTTCGAGAGGACTTATCGTTTTCAAATTTATTTAAAAGGTCAGATGAAATTTCAGCTAGTTTATCTTTATCTAGATCTTCAGCTAAGTTTGCATAGTGATCTGTTTCATAAGGATTAACAAACTCTTCTTCCTCTTCTTCATCACCTTCAGAAATGTCTACGTTAATAGAACCGTCTGATTCTATTTCTAGTACATCTTCTAATTTGTTATCTTCATTCGCCACCTTGCATTTTCTCCTGTAGCTTAACTTTTTCACCTATTGGTAAATTAATAAAGTTAGTTCGTAATTCAAAAAATTTATCTGCCCAATTGGATAGACGATCAGTTAAAAATGTTATATGTAAATCTTTTTCTTTTAACGATTGGTCTTTCTGTGAAACTTTCGATTGAAGCTTAGTAACTTCCCTATCTAATCTTTTATTTTCTTTTCTTAATTTTTCTAATTCGTTTTCTAATTTAGTAGCCATTACTTTTTCTTGCCTTTCGTTTTCTTTTTTGTTTTTCTCTTTTTACAATTTTTCATTTGTTTTGGAAAAGAAGATCTATTTAACA